GCTCCAACAAGCCTTACATCCACACCAAACCTTATAAAGGTAAGGTATATTGTGTAAGCGTTCCGAATCAAATAATCAAGGTAAGAAGAAATGGATTTGAAATTTGGTCTGGAAATAGTCTTATGGGTACCAATCCTCGCGGTGTTGTTTTCTCAGAATACGCTCTTCAAGATCCTAGAGCTTATCAATACATGCGTCCAATCTTAACAGCCAATCAAGGTTGGGCATTATTTATATCTACCCCTAGGGGAAAGAACCACCTGTGGACACTTGCTCAATTAGCTATACATTCTAAAGAGTGGTTCTATATCAAACTATCTGTTGAAGATACAGCTCACATACCTTTATCTGAGATTGCTAAGGAGCGGGCCGAAGGACTTATGTCCGAAGATATGATTCAGCAAGAATACTATACATCTTTTGAAATGGGTGTTGAGGGTGCTTACTATTGCAAATATATAGACCAAGCTAAGCGAGAGCAGAGAGTTGGTCAAGTACCGTGGGAGAATGGATTTAAAGTTCATACTGCTTGGGATATTGGTGTAAGAGACTCTACATGCATCATCTTCTTTCAAACTATTGGACAGACGATCAGAATCATTGACTGCTATGAAAATTCCAAAGAGGGTCTCGAACATTACGCTGAGATCTTACAAAATAAGCCGTACGTTTATGGAACTCACATCGCCCCGCATGACATTCGTGTTAAAGAGTGGGGGTCTGGCATGACAAGATGGGAGAAGGCAAGACAACTCGGCATTAAGTTTACTATAGCTGATCAAGTAGAGATCCCCGATGGAATTGAAGCATGTAGAAGCATGTTTAGCAAACTCTGGTTTGATGAGAAAAAAGCCCAGCCTTTGATTAAGGCACTAGAAAACTACAGACAAGAATACGACCTTAAAAGGAAAGTTTATAAACGCCAACCTTTGCATGACTGGAGCTCTCACTTTGCTGATGCATTTAGGTATCTCTCAGTAAGCATTCCTAAGACTCGTGATGGGCTATCGAAAGAAGAACTAGAGTCCCGTTACCAGCAAGCCATGTATGGACCTCAGGGTAACCTACCCCCAATGTTTCGCGATGAAAAATACTTAGGAGTTCATTAATGACACTGTTTCCGCCGATTACATCTAACTGGTTTTATCCTGATGAGGGGCCCCATGACAAGACTCTCAAACAAAGAATGGAAGATACCTACGCACAAAGCATAACAATCAACCAAACTTTTTGGGCTGAAGCTGATATTGATACTCGTTTTAAGGCTGGCGATCAAACACTTTGGAATGAAATATATGGTAACTTGCCAGCCTCTCGTAGAAAGGTCTTTAATTTTAATAGAATCCGTCGCGTCTGCAATATGATTACAGGTTACCAAAGGCGGAACCGGAAGTCGACCGTAGTCGTGCCAGTTGAAAACTCGGACGAAAAAACTGCAAATCAGTTCTCAAAGATTATGCTTTGGGCTATGGAGAAGGATGATACTCTAGCTACCATTTCAGAAGCATTTGATGGAGCTGTTACGGCTGGTATGAATCTTCTCTCTGTTTGGATGGACTACAGAACTGACCCTATTAACGGTGATATAAGAGTAGACAACGTCTCTTACAACGGCTACCTGATAGATCCATTTTTTAAGAAGCATGATTTATCTGACTGCAACTTTATATGGACTCGTAAGTGGCTCACTAAAACGCAAATTAGATCTCTTCTTCCAGAGCACAAAAAAGAAATTGATGCTATGAGTTCAAGAGGTAATCGAGACGGCAAGTTTCAGTTTATGCCTGAAGCCTATAACTTTGGCACAGAAGATCTGATGACTTATGATGAATACTGGTATCGAGACTTCAGAATGCAAAAGCTTATAGTTGATGTGAAGACAGGCGAGACATTAGAGTGGACGGGTAACGATGATGATTTACAACGCTTCTTAGATGCACATCCAGAACTTACAGTGATTGACAATGAAATCCAAACCTGCAAGTTGGGAATAATTGTTCAAGGCCATGTTATGTATCACGGGCGCAATCCTATGGGTATTGACCAATATCCTTTTGTGCCTGTTCTTGGCTATTATGAGCCTCAGATACCTTACTTTCCTTGGAGAGTTCAGGGGGTTGTAAGAGGGCTTAGAGACAGCCAATATTTATATAACAGACGTAAGGTTATAGAGTTAGATATATTAGAGTCCCAAATAAATTCAGGTTGGAAGTATAAAGAAGATTCACTTGTAAATCCTGCTGATGTCTTTTTACAAGGACAGGGAAGAGGTCTCGCTTTAAAGCAAGAAGCTAATATGGGAGATGTGGAACAGATACAGCCGCCTTCAGTTCCTCAATCAATGATCGAATTATCTAAAATTCTTGGCGATGAGATTCAACAAATTTCTGGAGTAAACGAAGAGCTGCTTGGTTCGGCTGAAGACGATAAGTCTGGTATTTTATCTATGCTTAGACAAGGTGCCGGCTTAACAACTCTTCAAGTTCTATTTGACCAGCTAGACTTTTCACAGAAACTTCTTGGAAGAATTTTTATAGACTTAATCCAAAATAATTTTTCACCCGGAAAGATTACTAGAATAATTTCTGAGGAGCCAGCTCCCCAGTTTTATAATCAGGCCTTTGGAAAATACGATGCTGTAGCTGAGGAAGGTCTCAACACAGCGACACAAAGGCAAATGCAATTTAAACAACTTCTTGGATTAAAGGAGTTGGGTATACCTGTACCAACAGACCTGCTCTTGCGAGCATCGACGCTTCAAAACAAGGAAGAACTCGTGGAAGCGATTCAAAAGCAAGAGCAGAGCCAACAACAGATGCAGATGATGCAAATGGAAGCTGCTTTAAAAGAGCAGAAGGCTAAAACACAAGACCTCGAAGCACGAGCAGAGGCAAACGCGGGATTAGGACTTGAGCGCGCGTCCCGTGTTGTAGAAAACCGTGCACTTGCGGTGGAGCGTCTTTCAGAGTCCGAGAAAGACAGAGAGCTTGGTACACTTCATAAGATTAAAGCTATGAAGGAGCTTGATTCCATGGATCTAAGTCACCTCCAACGTCTATTGGAAGTGACTGATATGTTCAAAGAAAGGGAGACCTTAACTGAACAAAAAGATGAAGCTAAAGTGCACACCCCTAACATTGAAGAATTAGCAGTTGCTGCTAAAGGAGACCAAAATGGTTAAAAAATACCATCAAACAGAAAAAGACCGTAGAGATGAGTCTCGCGGAATGGAAAGATATGAAGCTGATAAAGGTCCAATGGACTCTCAGTTTTATGGCATGATCAAAGAAGATAGAAGTGAGCCTGCCAACCTTCCTCAACATGTTGTTTATCGTAAGTATCCTAAGACAAGTTATTTAGATGCTTTTGAGTTAGATGATACTGCAAAAGGACTTGATGACACACGTGAAGATGATGTCCGTAAATTAGAAAGATATCAATCAGACACTAAAATTTAGAGGTAATTATGGCTATGCCAAGACCCTCAGGGAAGGCTTTTAAAATTGCACTGCAAACGGTGCCTGGCCTGTATAGACATAATAAGTCTAGGCAAAAGACGAAAGTTAATCAGCCTAGAGCCTCTATGTCAGAAGTAGAAGTAAGACAAACAAACAATATTGAGAACAAAGAAGGTTTAAGATGAAAAGAATGAAAGAAGGGTATAATGCCCGTTTAGATGAGTCACTCGGTGAAAGACATCGTGGGCCTCATAGCGAGTCCTTGAAAGATCGTAGAGACGAGTCTAAAGGCATGGAAAAAAAGAGTTCAGGACACGCTTATGCTGGAGATAAAGATATGGATAAAAAATACCACCATCATATGTCTCTTGCACACCATAAATATATGGCTGGAAAGCATAGAAAAGAGCTTCATAAGAAAAAATAAGTTTTTTAGGGGAATCCGATAGAGATCTCGGTAGGTAGAGGTAATAGCTACCGCCCCCTTTACTTTAAATATAGAGGTATAACATGAAAAAAAGTGTACAAAAAAAAACTTTTACTCATTTAGAAAGCGATATTGAGGATTATAAGAAACAAATAAAACACTTGTTAAAAGAAATTTCTGAAGACAAGGGTCTAACAAAGGTTATTAAGGGTGATAAAAGTGGTAGTAAAAAAATCAAAACCAAAACCAAAAGTAAGAAGAAAGAGGACTGCTGCGAAGCGTGTAAAAAAGGTCACTCTTGCGAAGGGACTAAAAGTAAAGCGCGGAGTAGAGTCAAAGCTGGAAAAAAAGCCGGGCGGAAGTAACGTTGGCGAATACAAAACAGTTTCTCAGAAAAAGTTTTGTGGCCCAAGTGGGGGAGCTCCAAAAGCTAGCTACCCAGTTAACTCAGCTAAAAGATGTCGCGCAGCTCTTGCCTATGCTCATAATGCTCCTGATCCAAAGGGCATTAGAGATTGCGTTAAAAGCAAGTGCAAAGGGAAAGTAAAAGAGTTTGCTAAAAAGAAAAAATAATTAGTAAGGGGCTTTATATTAAATATCTACTCTTTTTGAGCGATTATAATTATAGTTATTATAAAGCATTTCTAAATACAGTTGTTTGCTGGGCATTTCATTAATTATATAGGAGTACTTTTCTAGTTGTTCCAAAAATCTTCGCTCGTCTATTTCAGGATTTCTTATAAAGAGTAAAAAAGCCCTTATAAAGGACTGTTGGGTCCATGCGCGAGTTACCCCGGATTTTAGAGAAGTTATTTTTTGCACCGTTTGTTTATATAGGGGAGCATAGTGAGCATATATAGGAAGAAACTTAAAGTTCCCACTTTTAAATTCCGATCTAAAGCCGCCCACTGAGCCTTCTTCCATAAAAAAGGCTGTGCCCTGAGAGAGTTTAAACTTATGGTCAATAAGCCAATCATTTAAGAGAACGTATTCTGATTTTTTAATTTGGTTAGCATAGACATTTAAAAAATGTTCCAGTTTCCAGTTTTTCTGTGTAGAATTAAGGCGAGCTACATCCTCGATAGTGGCCTTATCACTTACAATATAGTAGATTGGCACATTAAGACGTTTGGCAGCTTCTAGCCTATGTTGCCCATCTAAGATTTCCATATTCGGATTTATTATCATGGGGTTGGCTTCTAAAAGGTTATTTTTTTTTATAGAGTCCATTAACGAGTGGATGTGCCCTTCGTAAATCTGACGATTTCCTTCTAGTTTTTGAAATAGGTCATAATTTAATGTATTTTTCACGTTTTTTGCTCCAATTTAATTTGTTTTTATCGCTGTAACTAAGAAGGCGTAGGTGGGTAGGCTTTACGCAATGGGGATGGGAACATATATTATCAACAAGACAGTTCCCGTTTAATTTATCTATGTGATGCCAGTACTGATAGGCCACTCTTTGAATGGACACTTGAGTTCCTTTAATGGTACATTTCACAATAGTGCTTTTAGAGTTAGTAGTATAGATCCAGTGATCATCCACTTTTTTAATTCTATCAAAGAACTGCCACCGTCTAGAGATCCAGAATGTATGTGAAGAGCTATCTCTTAAGCACCCACACGACTTATACATTCGATTGAAACAGGAACCCCTATATTCTTTTAAGCGATGAGTCCCCACTAGTTTATTTTTACCACATAGGCATAAAACTTTTATAAGCACACGACCTTTATCCCATCCTGCCGGCCCTAATATTTTAAGATAACTGCGTCTTTTGTTTTTCATGATATGCGTCACAATAATTTATTTCCATATAAAATAAAAGTAAAATAAATTATACTACATATATGATATACGAATGCCCCTCTTGTAAAATGGGTTGGGAAGATGATATAGAACCGCTTTCTAGGTTATCCCATCCACTATGTGTTTTTTGTTCCTCTAAGCACACCCAAAAAGAACTCCTCAATTGGCAAATGGATCATCTTAAAGAGATAGATCCTAAGCACTTTCCGCTTGTGTTAAGATATTTCTTTAGATATGTTGAAAATAACTTTAATACATTAAAGGAAATTCTTCATGACCAAATCAAAAACCAAGACAAAAAAAACAATCCCTGATACTGCCCCTGTTAAAGAGACCATAGGTAAGATTGTTCTAGACCTACAAAAATCGGACATGCAAACAGATGCAATAGAGCTTCAGCGAGAAATCCATAAGGGGTCTAACTCGGAAAAGTCTTATGAAGAGGAGGTCTGGGAAACTGTAGCTTTGGGGTGTAAGGATAGTTTGATGAAGGGCGACTTCTTTGTTGTAGTACTATTTAAGAAAGAGCGTCTTCTTTTAAATACTGTTAGACAGTACTTTTTTTACCGACAAACTTGTCCAACTCCTGAGTTTGACCAAACCGTTTATAAATACACACGTAAAGATGGAAAGATGGATTTTATTTGGTGTATACCCAACAACGCCGCCTGTCAATTTCTTCCCCAGATGCTTGATGATGTACCTCCTGATCAGCAAACACTAATTCATATGGTAAACGCATTTAGGTGTGGGGATCTAGATAAATTAGCCCTTAAACTGAATAAAGAAATTCTTTTTACTAAACACTTGTAGTAAATCAAATTTTAATTTAAAACTGTCGAAGGTACTTTACGAATAGCCATCGTTATAGGCTGTACTTAACCAGACGTAAAAGCGTAACGTCCTACGCAAAGGAGATGATATGGCAGATGACCAAACGAACGTAGCTGAAGAGATTCAGCAGGAGGCCAACGTTCAGCCTCAAGAAGTGATAGAAGAGACACCAAGCCAATCTCCGGAAGTTGAAACAAGTGAGGAACAAAGGTATTATTCAAAAGATGAGAACTTAGTCCGAATGCGTGAAACTAAAGAACAGCTGGAGCGCGAAAACAAAGAGCTTCGTCAATACTATGACCAGCATTCTAAAGCTAAATCAGAGCCTCAAGAAGACGAAGATTTAGGTGTAGCGGATGATGATCTAGTAGAAGGGAAGGTTGTAAAGCGTCTATATAACGAGCTTAAAGAACTAAAGAAATTTAGAAATTCTTATGAGCAAGAGAAAGTGGATTCTATACCTAGCCGTCTTAAGACTAAGTTTTCTGATTTCGAACAAGTTGTTACGAAAGAAAACATTGAGAAACTAAAACAAGTCGAGCCTGAGCTGTATTCTTCAATAACAGCAGGGGGAGATCTGTATGCAAAAGGCGTATCGGCATACAAAACGTTAAGGGCACTGGGTATCGTGAAAGAAGATAAGTTTAAAGACCAAAAAAACCACGTACAGCAAAACCATAGCAAACCTGTTTCAACTCAGGCGATCCGTGGTCAAGGTGCATTATCGGATGCCAATATCTTTTCTAAGGGTCTAACTCCGGAGTTAAAGAAGCAACTGCAACAAGAAATGCAGGAATCAGCGAAGTCTCGCTAATAAACGAGGTATCGTATGACCACAACAACATCGGTGTTAGCAGCTCCGGTACAGCAAAGTTTTTCATATAAACTTTTGTCTGTTCCTGTGCCTAACATGATTCACAACATACCTGCTATGCTTAAACAAATGCCCCGTAATGGTGGTACTACTTTGAGAATGCGTAGGTATAATCCATTGAATACTGCAACTGTTCCTCTCGGAAATACTGGTGTAACTCCTCCACCTCAGCAATTAACTGCTGTCAACATTGACGCAGAAATTGACTTTTATGGAACTTACATTATTTTAAACGAGCAAGTAACACTGCAAAACCAAGACCCTGTCTTGAACGAAGCGGCTCAACGTCTTGGTGTGTCTCTTAGACAAACTGAAGATGAGCTTACTCGTAACATGCTTGCGTCTACAGCTTCATTTATCAACTCTACTGGTGGAACTAATGGGGACAACCCAACAGAACTTACTAGATCGGATGTTGATGAAGTAATCCGTAGTTTAGCAGATAATAATGCTTACACTATTGCGGATAACATTATCGGAGAAGATAAATTCGGTACAGCTCCTGTAAGGGATGCATACTTTGCTCTAGGCTCTACTCAGCTTATAGGCGATTTAGAAAATGTACAGGGATTTATTGCTAAAGCTCAATACCCATCTCCAATGCATGCATTGAGAGAAGAGTGGGGCTCTATTTCTAACCTTAGATTTTTAATATCTTCTATTGGTTCGATTTCTCCTGGTGCTTCAAATTTAGGCGCCAATGTTTACAACGTCTTCTGTGTTGGTTTAGAAGCCTATGCAGTAGTCGAGCAAGACGGATATAGTGCACAATTTATCTACAGACCACCTATCTATGATGGGCCACTTGCGTTGAATGCATCTGTGGGATATAAATTTGCACAAGTACCTAGAATTACAAACGATGCTTGGGTTATAAATCTACGCACAACTTTAGCAGCTTAAGGAGGCTATTATGGACGGAACAATCATCCAACAAGGCCGCTTTACTTCAGCTGGAGAAGCGGTAGAATTACAAATCCGATCAGATGTAGATTGGATGCGAGTAATTAACTATTCGGTAGCTGATGCACCACAAACTGTACCAGTTGGCGTCGAGTATTACTGGCAGAGAGGAATGCCTGCTGAAGGCGGTATCGCACATTTAAAATCTGATGCGGCAAATGCTACAGACCTTACAGCAACTTTGGCAACTGGTGGATTTACACTTTTAGATACAAGTGTTTCTCCTCTTGGGGCTGTTAATGCGACTGTAACAAGTATTTCAAATGCCAGTCCACCTGTTGTTTCTAACTCAGGAACTAACGGTTTATCGGCAGATGATGTAGTAAGGTTAACAAATGTGGTAGGTGGACAACAGCTGGGTGGAATCGATTTCACTGTTGGAAATTTAACTTTAGGGACAACCACTTTCAGTTTAGATTATATGTCGACAATCGTGGCGGCTACATCTGGATCTTGGAGAAAGGTTGATTTTCAACCTCAGTTTTATCCTAGACATCGTACTATTACCTCAATTTCACAAGCGTCAAGTGCAGTTATAATTATGAGTGTTACTCATGGCTATACTGTAGGGCAGCTGATTCGTTTACGCGTACCAGCATCTTATGGAATGGTTGAAATAGATGGTATCCAAGGTAATATTACTGCAATTAATACAACGACAAATGCGATTACAGTGGATATTGACTCATCTGCTTTTACAACTTTTGCTTTTCCTGTTACAGCTGATGTTCCATTCAGTCAAGCACTAGCAATACCTGTTGGACAAGCGTCCGGTGAGCCATACTCTAATCTTATAGGTGATGCAACTAGCAATCTTTCCTTTATCGGAATGAAGCTAGGCGCTGGTGTAGCTGGGCCTGCGGGCGCGAACACTAACATTATTTATTGGATAGCTGGTAAATCGTTTAGCGTAGATAATTCATAAGAATTATGGGGAGAGGGCACGTTGTCTTCTCCCACTTTTAACCAAAGGAGACTCACATGAGTACACAATTGCTTCAAAAACCTGCTAACACTCGCAAAATTACCACAGATGAAATGCGTAAATTGCGTGAAAAAGACCATCAAGTGGTTAAAGGCATCTTTAGATGTTACGAGCCAAGAGGTGGATCATTCACCTTTAGCTTTAAGAAATACAAAGGCGACACAATTTTAAAATATACTATGACTGATGGCCAAACATACGAAGTGCCACTTATGATAGCTAAACACTTAAATCAAAATTGTTGGTACCCTAAACATTCCCATGTAATGGATTTAAATGGACTTCCCACTGTTGATGTAGGTAAAAAGGTTCAAAGATGTAGTTTCGAAAGTTTAGAATTTTTTCTTGAGGAAGAATGAGTACTCTAGCTGATATAAGATTAAAGGTCCGTAGACTAACCGGTAGAGCTTCTCCCCAGCAAATAACCGATAGTCAGATAGACGATTACGTCAATACCTTTTATCAGTATGATATGCCTGAAACTCTCCGTCTTTTTTCTGAAGAGACGGTCTTTGAGTTTATGACTGAAGCCAACATTGATACCTATGATATGACAGAAAAGTTAGTTTGGACCGGTAACTCGGATCAACCAGCTGTAGATGTTTACATCACAATAAATCCACCGGCCTACGTTGCAGGATATCAAGTAGCTTGGTATCAAAATAGACAACAATTTTTTAATGCGTATCCAGCACTTGCGCAAATTAAGAGTGAAACACAGGGTAATGGTACAACGGGACCTTATTCAATACTTTTTCCTAATACCCCAGTTTTGCCTGAGCAAGTAACTGTTGGCGCCATTGATGCCACTGATGCAGCTATAAACTGTATTGATGTACCCACTACGCGCTCGGTAGGTACTTGGAAGGAAATAAATACTAATAATGTGGTTGTGGGCGATGTAGACTACTTAAATGGATCGGCAACTGTAACATTTCCAAATGCAATACCTGCTGGTAATAAGATTACTTTCACAGCCGTCCCTT